AAAGATAATGCCTTTCTTACTAATGATGATATAGAACAGCTTTTAAGTATAGATGATGAATATCACCGAAAAGTATACGTCGAAGGTGAATGGGGAACATTGTCTGAAGTAATCTTTAAAAATTGGAGAGTAGAAGATCTCACATCTTTAATTCCTGTGTTTGATAATATTAGAAATGGCGTTGATTTTGGCTATACTCCTTCCCCTTTTGCTTTTGCCAGGTGCCATTTAGATACAAAAAGAAAGAAACTTTATATATTTAAAAGTTTTTATCTTTATGGAGTTCAGAACGAAGAATCTGCGAGAAGAGTTAAGGAAATTATTCGAAATGAAAGATTAATCTGCGATTCAGAAGCCCCGAAAGATATAGATGATTTCAAAATAAAAGGAATTAATGCAGTAGGCGCTAAAAAAGGCCCTGGAAGTGTGGAGTTTTCCATAAAATGGCTCCAGGGGTATGAAATTATTATTGATATTAGTTGTCAGGACGCAATTAATGAATTTACTTTATTAAGAAGAGCTAAAGATAAACACGGTAATACTCTTGAGAAGATAGTCGGGAAAAGACATATTATTGATGCTGTCAGGTATAGCTTGGAAGATGATATGAATATTGGTTGCGCCGTAGCGATTCCCCAGTTAATAATCTCCGGAAAGACCGACTTAAGTAGACAGTGGTAAAGGAGTGATAACAATTAAATCAGCAAATAAAGTTTTAAATATAATCGATTTATTAGGGAAAGAACCTTTTACGATAAAAGAAATTGCCTTGAAGCTTGATATTTCTTACGAGTGCGCGAGAAAATATGTTTATGTATTAAATCAGAGGGGTAAAATTGCGAAGGTTCTCAACGGCACGTTTATAATAAAATAAATGTAATAATNNAAATAAATGTAATAATTGTTAAATTTTAAGAAAAATACACTCATTCTGTGTATTTCTAAAAAACTCTTGTAATCATAGCTTATATCATGTAATATTAAACTATAAAATAAATAATAAAAGTCGGGAAAACATAATCTTCCCGACTTATGTTTTCCCGAACATAGGTTTTTATAATGGCAAGTAAAACAAAAGAAAATACAATTAAAATAAATAAAGAAGAGATAGGTACTTCTGGGTTTTATGTGTCTTCCGGCGTGACACAAACTGAATATCTTGCAGATCTAAAGGGCGTTAAAGGCCTGAAGATTTATAATCAGATGTTTCAGTCAGATGGGTTAATAAAGGCAATATTTCTTGCGATTTGTCTACCTCTCATGAACGCAATCTGGAAAGTTGCTCCTTCGGACGAAAAAGACCCCGATGCGGTTCTTCTTGCAAAGAAAGTTGAAAATAATCTTATACATGGACTTAACGACCCCTGGAGATGGTTTATTTTCCAGATTTTACTTTCAAAAATATTCGGGTTTTATCTTTTTGAAATGGTCTGGAAGTTGGCAGAAAACCCCACAGAAGAAGAGTTTGAAATTCAAATAGATAAATTCGCACCCCGGCATCCGTTAACTATTACAAAATGGGTGCATGACGATAAGGGGAATCTTATATCTGTCAAACAGCAGGCTTATTTCAATAAGGGTGAAAGTTCCGCATTAAAAACAGTAGATATACCTTATGAAAATATACTTCATTTCATCAACGAGCCCGAAGCTGGGAATTATACCGGAACTTCTATATGCAGAAGCAAATATAAAGACTGGAAAATACAGAGTAATGTTGAGAATATTGAAGATATTGGAATAGAAAAAAATTCTCTTGGGATGCTTGTTATAGAACCTCCTGAAAACTATGGAGAAATGAATGATTCGCAAAAAGCAGAGATAGACGCAATAGCAAAAGAAGTAGGTGAAAACTGGAGAATTCATCATAATGCTTATGTGTACGTTCCTCGTGGTATGAAATGCACTATAGTTGAAGGTAAAATGAATTCTAACGCCATAAATCAAACAATTATAAGACATAAAACTTCTATAGCTCAATCATCTCTTGCCGGGTTCCTTACTCTTACAGAAGGCGGAAGTTTCGCATTAAGCAAAGATAAGACTGCCTTTTTCCTTCAGGCATTATCCGGGATAGGGGAAGATATTTGTGACACTATTAATAATAAATCTATAAAAACTCTTGTATTATTGAATGATAAAACGGTTACTAAATTCCCACGTTTAACAGTAAGTAATATTCTTTTCTCTCAGGATATGGCTCTGCAGGTTCTTGAAACTGCTAATGACGGTAAATCTATTCAAAATAAGCAGGAAAATATCATACAGGAAACGCCAGCGAATACCACACAAGAAGAATTCTCTGAGTGTTCTTGCAACGCTACAACTCTTTCTGAGTCTTTGAGAAAAGTTAGCTTCGATAAGATAAAAAAACAAATATCTTCTGATAAAGAAAATTTATCAAAAAAAATAAAAGACATAACAATAAGACAGGTGAAAGACATAAAAAAACAGATAGATTCTGGAGTAGAGATAGATAAAATTGCTATTCCTTTTATGGAAGAAATACAAAACATCTGGCAATCCCAGATTGAAGATACTTTAATTAAAAGTGCTGAACAAACTGAAAGAGATATGGGAGTAAAAACGGTAATAGATAAAAAGAAAATAGCCAAAGAAGCGAAAGTAAAAGCGAATCTATATACACAGAAACATCAAGCAGATTTACTCGTAGAATTATCAAATTTCGGGAGGTGAGAAAGTGCAAAAAACGATTAATTTTCAGGAATTTGAATTTCAAAATATATTTCGTGATGAAAAGTTAAAAGAGACCCCATCTATTTTTAAAGATGGCCCTTATAAACTTGATGACGGTTCGATAATAAACATTACGCCAGAAGCAAAAATGAGTCTTATAAATGCCTTTAATAGTAATGTCAGGGGACAAAGAATTCCTATTACAAAAGAGCATCAGGACGGAGAAGCTTACGGATGGATTGATGCTGTATTCGCTGAAGGTTCAGAGATAAAGATTAAAGTTACGTGGAATAATTTAGGCTACAAAGTAATAGATGATAAACAATTGGCTTATTTAAGTCCCGAAATTTACAATAATTATACAGACCCGAATGACCCAGCAGGAACAGTATGGTTAATGGTGCTTCGTTGTGTAAGTCTTACGAATTTTCCCAGGATAAAAAGATTAACAAATATCCGTGAAGGTTTTTCTGAATCTATAGTAACGGAAACAAAACAGGAAATCAGATCCCTGGATGAAGTTTTGGAGCATTTATTAAAAATATATGACGAAGAATTAATTCCACATTTAAAAGGTAAGACCGGAAGCCCGGAGGCGAGAGCTTTATATAAGGCGACTTTAAATAATATTAAAAGTAAATATATAAACAAAAAGGAGGATAAACCTATGAGTGATGAGGTTAAAAAAGAAACACCTGCTTCTATCACACTGGCTGAAATGAATAAAGCTATTGATGAAGCAAAAAAGACAATGGAGATGAAATTTGCCGAACAGGTAACAGAGATTACTAAACAGGCACAAGAAAAGGTAAATCTTGCAGAGGAGAGAGTAAAGCTTTCAGAACAGAGAATATCTTTTCTTGAGGGAAAACTTCACGATACAGAAGACGAGATGATTCTCTCTGAGGCAATTAGAGGCAAAGATGGCAAGGGAAGGATTCTTCCGCAGGATAAAGAAAAATGGGCTAAAAAACTCAGAGCGGCACGTAAAACGGGTCCCGTAAAACTGTCTGAAACAGAAACCTACGATTCTTATTCCGAACTGGTAAAAGAGCTTAAAGAAATGAAGCCAGTTATTGAGTATGGTAAGGAATATGGATCTTCTTTCACTGAGGAAACAAAAGAAGTTACTTACGCAGAGGTAAAGAAATACGCGGAGCAGTTAAAGAAAGATAATCCCAGTCTTTCTGCTCAAGAAATTGCCAATAGAGCTATGGCGGAAACAGGTTATAAACTTGTTCCATGTGTAAAAAACTAAGGAGGTGTGTATAGATGATAGGCACTGAAGATATAAAGTCAAGGAAGAGTATGAAGATAGATGAAGCTGGAGGTATATATCCTAATAGACTGGTTGTATATGGAACTTCAGAAGGAGATTGCTCTCTTCCTTCCGGGGCGGGTGTAGCTGGAGTAGTAGGAGTTATCCAGGGAGTAAAAGATAACGAAACTCTTATGGTTGATAATACAGACGTGGAAGTTGTAGATGATGGGGTGGTTTATGTAGAAACTTACGGGGCTGTAACTTATGGAGACCCTGCTATGGTTTACGATGCAACAGGTAAAGCATGTTCTGCTACACATGCAACACCAGAATCGACAAATCTTGTAGGATATTTCGAAGAAACAACAGGCGATGCAGGTTTAGCATTGCTTAATCTTAAAAAGAATGGCTCTGTATTAACAGTATAACGAAAGGAGTGAATACAAAGTGATAAACGCAGGTCCAACTTACGAACAATTTTTAACAGATCAGATTATAAATTTCCCAGTACAGGGAGCAGTTGCAGATATAGTAGCTCCTCGTGTTAAAGTGGATGGCAGAAAAGGCAAGTATGAAAAGTATGACAAAGAGTCCTTTAAGGTAGTAGACGTAAAACCAAGAAAAGGTATGGCTCTTGCAAAAACTCATTCTATAGTATCTGAATGGGCAGACTTTGAAACTGAAAACTATCCTCTCAGAGCAGAACTTACCACTGAATATGTAAAAGAACAGGAGAAACTCGGTAAAAATCCACAGCTTGCAAAGAGTGTGCAGCTTCAGGACGCCCTGGCAAGAGCAAGAGAACTCAGAGTTGCTACTTTATTTGCAACTGCCACAAAATCTGTTACTCTCGCTGCTTACTCTTCTTCGTCAAATACTTTTAACGTTCAGTTTGACGATACAACCAACTCACACCCGTTTAAAGTTTTACAGTATTACATTGCTTACTTTGTAGCCCAGTGCGGTGTGTATCCTTCAGATATAATTATGAATCCTTTTATCGAGTATGCCCTTGCCACTCATCCCGATAGAGATTCTAAAGATTCTCAGAGTAATAATAGAGTTCAAAATCCTTCGCTTGGCAATCAGCTTCTCAATATGAATATTGTAAGAGCTTTTATGCCTTACGATAGCACCAAAAAGAATAGAACTGCTTCTAATGCCTTTGTATGGGGTAATAATATATATCTTATATACAAAGCAGCAGATGTGTCGTCAGAAAGCCCAACAGCGGCAAAAACCTTTGACTCTGGAGAATATCACGGAAGAGTTACAGGTCTTTCGGTAAGTTACTATCCTGGTAATGCCGGCGAACCTGGCGAATACGTAGAAATCCAGGAAGATGTTGATGAACAGCTCACCTGTGATGATGCGGTATTCATTATTAAAAACGTTTTAGCAAGTCCGACTCCGTCACTTGACTAATCTATAAAGGTTAAAAGGGGACTGCAGCCCCTGCAGTCCTTTCTTGAGGAGAAGTAAAATGATAAAATCTGATTTTCATTATGAAGCTTCAATTATAGTGATGAATAAAAATAGAATAGATCTTCTTAAAAATTGTCTTGAAAGTATTGAAAAATATACAAAAGATGTTAATTATGAATTAATTATCGTTGACGCTTTAAGTACCGATGGAAGTAGAGATTACCTTCTTACAGATTGGTCACACAAAGCTACACTCATATTTGAAAGGGATAATACTTCTTACGCAGCCAGTAACAACAGAGCAATGAAGTGGAGTTATGGCGAGTTTGTTTATCTCTTAAATAACGATTGTGAGGCCCGCCCAGGATGGTTAAGAAATGCTATAGATTTTGCCAGAAATAACAGAGATGCAGGTCATATAGCTTCATTAGTTTTATGGCCGAACGGAAATGTAATGTCTCACGGAGCAAACCTTCTTCCTTCCGGTTGCACTGATGCTTGTTTCAGAGGATTACCAGAGAAACATATAGAGTTGAAGAGTCCACAGAACTTTGCATATGCAGGGTTCGGGCTGTATAGAAGAGATCTGCTTGAAAAGTTAAATTATCTTCCTGAATATCCCGTGCCTATCTATTTTGATGATACCGCTTATTCGATGGAAGTATGGAGAGCGGGATATGATGTGAGGTACTGCCCCGACTCCGTAATAATTCACAAGCTTTATCATGATGAGAATAGAAATCATCATAAAGATGCTGTGGCAATAGGCTTAAAAGCATTTAACGAAGAATGGGGAGATTTTTTGAAAGAGAATAACGGTTTTAAACCTGACTTTCCATTCACAGGAAAAAGACCATATAAGAACGGAGACAAAAAATAATGCCTTCTTCTCATACATTTCAACTTAATGAAATAATGGAACTCGTTATATTGACAGATCCAAAATCTATCCTTGATATCGGATGTGGCAATGGTAAATACGGCCTTCTCTGCCATGAAAGATTAAATCTCTGGGATACAGACGACCTAAATAATAAAAGAGTAACTATAGATGCAATAGAAGGTTTCCCTAAATTTATTACTCCAGTCCATCAATTCATCTACGACAAAATATACCTTAATGAAGTTTTTGAGGCCTTGAAAAATATAAATAAACAATACGATCTCATTCTCCTAATTGACGTATTAGAACACTTCACGGAAGAACGAGGAGAGAGGCTTGTTAGTGAGTGTCTTAATCTGAGTAGAAATCTTGTTATATCTACTCCCAAAAATATAGGTCATCAGGAAGAGGCTTTCCATAATCCGCTTGAAGTCCACAGGGCACAGTGGGGAAAAGAAGATTTTTCAAAGTTTGGCAATTACTTTGTTATTCAAAATCATCTCAGTCATATAGTTTACCTGGGAAAAGATTTTGAAAAAGTCAGAAGTAATTCCTTTTATTTTAAGAAAGGTTTTGATTTATCATGAAATCAGTTCTTCTTGTAGTTGAAAGCTTGGAACCGGCAAACCTTCACAGGGGATTTTACAACGGTTTTCTTCAAAACGGTTTTATGGAAAATAAGAGATTGAATATTATTCCGCTACTTTGTCCCAGGGATATTAAATTTAACTGGACTATTTATGATGAATTAATACTTCATACAGTAAATAAATTCAGAGTAGACTCTTTCTTTACCCTTGGCGGAGAACAGGTATCTATAGAGATTTTTAAAGAACTAAAGAAAAGAAAAATAAAGACAGTTACATGGCAGATAGATGACCCATTTATGCTCACTGAAGATTACGGAAAAGAAACAAGAAAGAAACTTCCATTTTACGATATCATATATACAACAAATAAGGCCAGTATTGAAAAACATTATAAAAAACTCAACTTATCTAATAAAGTAAAATTCTTTCCTTTCG